ACGCATCTGCTGTGCCACTCTGGATGTCAACTCAGATAACGACATGCAGTATACCTGATACTCAATCAACTCGTCAACCATGACATGTGCTTTGGGTTCAATCCAATCGCTAGGCTCATAGCCTATCATATGTTCTTTAATCTTGCTCACTGCTCCACCTCCTCATATACACGACCAAAGCTAATTAGAATGAAGGGCAAGTGTAGCAGCACACCTTCAAAGGGCATGGCGTAGGTTTCGCCAGTCTCCCTGTTAGCACACCACACCGCCCTGCTATCTGCGAACTCAAGGAACAAGCCGCACCCATTAATCAACTCTATGCTCAACATTCTACCAAATATCATCATAGCTCTTGCTCCTCTAGTATACGCTGTACCTTGTTATCTATGGCCTCGCAGATGGGGTTGGCTGACATGTCCGACATGCATATCATTGGATCGCCCTCGCTGCCGTTGCAATAGATCAGATAGAACCAGCCGACACCTTCGCCAGCAGAATCACAAGGAATAATAACATCCTCACCTGACTGCGACATGGACTCCAGTATCTCCGCAAAGTCCTTAGACTCTACGAGACAATCATCCTCACCATCATTGACAGTCACAGAATACCCTGCGTCCAGTATCTCCCTGATCAAAACATGGCAGAACATACGATCATAGATGTTGCAGTACTCAGGATAGTTTGGTTCAAACTTTAGTGCATAGCTCATTGTTCCTGCTCCTCTAGCCATTTATCATCGCCCTTTATATCAGCGATTGCCTCGTCAATTTCCCATTGCTCCATGGGTGCATAATCATCTGCATCATCAAGGTACTCGTCACCATGTAACCAATCCTCACAACTACCATTCCAGTTTTTTTGTAACATGTTATAACTCCTATTAAAACCAAGTGGACATGGGGTTGGACAGTATCCAAAAGAATCCAACCCACATTAAGTAACTTACAGATGCGATGGTACTCCATCCGAATACGTCTGTCAAGAACTCCCTGCGATACTCGCGCTCCTGCTCTTTGATCAGCTGCCTACGCTTTGCGCTATTCATTATGCCACCTCCTTTTTCGATGGAAAACCTAAAGCCTCTCGCGTGTATCTATCGCTATGCTCTGGATAGTCTGCGCGTACCTGTTGCATCATCTCCCGCCAAGGTTGTGCGGCCTTCTGTCCGTCATGCCTATATGAATTCCTGTACATTCTTGATAATTTAGAAAGTGTTTCCCTATATCCTGCGTAACTTAATTTCATTATTTCACCTCCTCTGGCATTTGTTCCGTTATGGTATCACAGATATCTAGCGCCTGCTGTAGTAACTCCTGCGCCTGCTCCTCTCGTCCGGATACCAGCATCACCGCCATCAACTCTAGTTTAAATCTAATCACTTCGCCTTTAGTTTTCATTACTCAAGCCCTCCTTCAATCAAAAGTATATCACCCACCAGTGGCGGCATGTCATAGGACAGTACATTATCAAGCCCAACATCTGACCACCATATATCAGTGGCTTCTACGTTTGGCTCCAGCCCATCAAGTAGCCCTTCTTCATTAATTATTAAGTGATCGCCATTTGAAAGATACACTATTTCAATGCGCCCGTCTACAAACTCCTGCATGTCTTCCAGCGTGGGTTGTTCCATATCTTTTGTAATTCGCTTTAATACTGTCATAATTATTCACCTTTAGTTGTAACTTGTTATAAGTTTACAGTTTCTATTAAATTGCTGATTTGTTTTAACATGCTTTTGCCATGGGCAGGATAAGCCACTATTGACACGGATTTGTCCCAACATGCGCGACATGTACCACACTTACCTTCTCGCGTACTAGCTCCACACAGTTCCATATTGTCTGTCAAATAGCGTCTGTCTGGTACAATCGTTGAACTATTCGCGGCATTGTCCACAGTTTCACCAAGTACGCCATCGCTTGACAATCTGACAACCACATTCGGCAATAGTTCCATCAATGCAATCACCGGCTTAAACTTGTCGAACTTGTGCATTCTAGTAGGTAGCCAATGCCTAGTCCAAGGAGTGCGCCGCATAACTTCCAGCATCTTTGTAGCCAGCCGGATATCATACATATCGCCAGAGTCAAACCACCGGAAATAGCGGTCATTGTCTAGTTCTGCCACCATTACATCTACCCAATCGTCATTACGCCAATCATCTTGGTTATGCAATCGCGGTGCTTTTACATTGGGAAACCTGTAGTTCCCGCTAGTGGCATAGCATCCCTTGCATGCAGGTACTAAGTCACCATTGTTATCTTTGCTGGCGGGGCAAGTAGTCAGTGCTTCCAGTGACCAACTACGGCACGGCATTTTGCTAGGCTTGCTGAACTTTGGTTGTGCCTTCATTTTATATTCTCCAAATAATTGTAACTTGTTATAAATCTACCACGTCTGACCCTGAGGCCAGAGGGAAGGGTTAGATTTCGTGGCAATCGACTACGTTTTCCCAGAAGACTGTATTTAGTCCTGAGTCGTCGTGGTACAAATGCTTCAGTTCAAGAATTGATCCATCTTCAAAGTGGATCGCTACTTTGTCCGTGAAGGACACATTGGGGAACAGTTCTTCGTGCATTGTACTACCTCTTGGTTTAGTTGATTTAATAATAGCCACTGTATACCAATGGCTATGATAAAGCAACTACATTCCTTGTTTGTGTTCTGTTGATTGCGCTTGTATATAGCGATACTCAGCCAATAGGCGCTCCTGTATCTCAGTCCATATTGCTTCTGACTCAGCGTTCCAGACTGAACCATGAACACGCTCTACATAGGCGCGTAATTCTTCTCTTGTGTAACTTCTCATTTGAGTTTTAGTCATATCTATTCACCTTTTAATTAATTGTAACTTGTTATAACTCTATCCACGAGAGCCACTAGAGTATCCTAATGGCTCCTAGTATATAGCTATTAGATTTTAGCTGCAAGTAAATTCATTGCTACCGAAAGTGCTTCAGCTTTTGCCGCATCTTTCTCCTTTTTTGCCATGCGAATCAGTGTTTCAAATGCGGCTTTATATCTGGCCGTATCTTCCGTAAGCACTGGCACTGCTTCGCCCTTGTCGTTCAGTGTATGTTCACCTTCGCCACCTTCTCCACCTTCCGCACCACCGCCCTTGCCACCGCGCTTTTGTACTTCGACAAGCTGGCCATCTTTGACGCACATTGCTGGCTTGTCCATGTCCAGCTCTTTGTGTACTGCTTTGGTGACTCTATTGAATATGGAGCGTATGACAGCCAGTGTGGGCTTGTCTGTAGCGCATTGCTCCCATAGTGCAATCAATGGCTTCTCCGTCTTAATATCGCCACCACAATGAGCCATGTATAACATTTGAACGACTGTAGTCACTTTGGCTTTAATCGCAGTACCTAGTACCATTTCCTGTCCTAACTCTTTAGCTTGCTTGATTGTCAATGTAGTCATATCTGTTTACCTTTTTAAGTAGTTGTTTAAGTGATAATCGAATAATACAGCAATCAACAAGGAACACAACACCTTTTTTGTAACTTGTTATAACTTGTCGTAAATATATAACCATGTCGCAAATGGATACTGCTACCTTCTATACACCAATTTTCTGTGGTCATGCCATGCACTACTTGTGTCAACTTGTTTGGTCTATAGGTATCCACATGGACACACACACTTGCCCTTGTGGAATCTTATGCAATACTCGTGCCAACATTGCAGCCTGTGGATTACCTGTGGATAACTTGTGGATTACCTGTGGATAAAAGGCCCCGGGGGGTGTGGATAACTTTTGTCTACCTGTGTAGTACCCGCTGGTATACAAAAAAAGGTGAAATTAGGATACATGTATAAGTCTTGTGAATACTTGTAAGCCTTTGATATACATAAGGAAACACAAGCTGGCCCTTAAGTAGCCGCAGGTTATAAGAAGGGACATCATTAGAATAAAAAAGTATGACACGAGTGGGGAACTTTGGGCTAGTCTGGCGGTCTAAAGAAACTTAAGGATATATAGTAAATAGTGCTTGACTTTAGAACAGAAGTATGCTATAATATCTAGTATAATATAGAGACAAAGGCAACCAAGCGCCTTAAGTATACTTAAGAACCCTTTAAGGATATTCTTTAAATAATAATTAAAGTATAATCCTAAAGAATACTTAAGTATACTTAAGATAACCAAAGGAGTAGACCTTGAGTAGTAAGGATTCAGAGGTTGGTCAGTCCGCGAAGCGGGTTGGGCGGCCAAAAAAAGGTTCAGTAGCGTCAAAAACCAAGGGTAAACGTAACGCAGTAGGGCGACCCAAGGGAGATGCAGCGGTAATTAACGAATACAAGGCTAGAATGCTGGCATCCCCTAAGAGTAGGAAGGTGCTGGACGCGATACTTAACGCAGCCTTGGACGATGAACATAAGAATCAGGCAGCGGCTTGGAAGCTCTGCATGGATAGACTACTACCCGTCAGTTACTTTGAGAAAGACAAGGGAACTAACGGCAAAAGTGCTATTAATATTTCCATTACTGGTGTCGGTGGCGAGACTACCGTGATCTCTGGTAATGAAGAACCCATTGAAGGGGAATACACAGATGTATAATATCAATGAAGACCTAGATTACTTCACTAGAGAAGAGTTCGCCTGTCAATACACAGGAGAGAACGAGATCAGTGATAGATTGTTATTGAAGTTAGATTTGTTACGCGCACGTTGTGGGTTCCCCTTTGTTATCACCAGTGGTTATCGTTCAGAAGACCACCCCATTGAAGCAAAGAAAAAACAGGAGAAAGCAGGAACTCATGCCCAAGGTATTGCAGCAGATATCAAAGTCAACAGCGGTGTACAACGGTTTAGGATTGTTCAAGAGGCTATCTCGATGGGCTTTTCAGGAATTGGAGTTGCTAGTAGCTTTGTGCATGTTGACATCCGCGACCTTGACGGTAATGAATCTCCTGTAATGTGGACGTACTAGCTTGACTGATTTAAAGGTTGAGCTGTTACCGTGGCAGCAAGAGGTCTACAACGACCCTACACGCTTTAAAGTGATAGCTGCTGGTAGACGTACAGGTAAGAGTAGGTTAGCTGCGTGGTCGCTAATACTGAACTGCTTGTCAGCTAAGAAAGGTCAGGTGTTCTACGTTGCCCCTACACAGGGACAGGCTAGGGACATTATGTGGCAGATGTTGCTGGAGCTAGGCCATAGCGTCATAGCCTCAAGCCATGTCAACAACCTACAGATTAAGTTTGTCAACGGTGCGCTGCTGACGCTGAAGGGTGCTGATAGACCTGAAACTATGCGTGGTGTTAGCTTGAAGTTCTTGGTTATGGACGAATACGCTGACATGAAGCCAGAGGTGTGGGAGCAAATCCTACGCCCTGCTCTTGCGGATCAGAAGGGTTCTGCGATGTTCATTGGTACGCCAATGGGACGTAACCACTTCTATGACTTATACCAATACGCTAGTGTATCTGAAGATGAATCGTTTAAAGGTTATCACTACACTAGCTTTGACAACCCGTTGCTAGACCCTAAAGAGATCGAAGCTGCTGAGAAGAGTATGTCAGCCTTCTCTTTCCGACAGGAGTTTATGGCAAGCTTTGAGGCCCACGGTAGTGAACTCTTTAAAGAAGAAGATGTTAAGTTTAGCGAGGAAGAGCCTTCTGACGGTGAGTATTATATTGCCGTGGATTTGGCTGGATTTGCAGACGTACAAAAAGTTACTACCAAAACTAAAAGGCTTGACCAAACGGGGATTGCTGTGGTTAAGGCTGGGCCTTCTGGTTGGTGGGTTGCTAATATCATACATGGGCGCTGGGGCGTTGAAGAGACTGCCAGACGTATCTTTGAAGCGGTACGAGACTATCAACCAGTTGCGGTTGGAATTGAAAAAGGAGCGTTAAAGAACGCTGTTTACCCGTACCTCAATGACCAGATGAAGAGCCATCAACGATTCTTCCGCATAGAAGAACTTACCCACGGTAACAAGAAAAAGACAGATAGAATTGTGTGGGCGTTACAAGGACGCTTTGAACACGGCAACATTACATTAAACAAGGGAAAGTGGAATACTCAGTTCCTAGACGAGTTGTTTCAGTTCCCTAATCCTTTAGTCCATGATGACTTGATAGACTCCTTAGCGTACATAGACCAGTTAGCCAAAGTCTCTTATGCTTATGACTATGAAGAAGAGGACTACGAATTCTTAGATAAATACGCAGG